AAGCGTGTAAGTAGTGTGGTTGTTGGACGCCGACCGCAACGCCGGGATCAAGCCCATCCCGGGCATCTGGATCACGGTCAGGAAGTCGTCCATCGCGAACGACGCCTGGGAAATGGCGAAGTTCATGTTCTTCATGCCGCCGGCCGTGACGCCGACCTCTTTGCCGAGTTTTTCCTTGGCGGCGGTGGTTTCTTTCAGCTTGGTGTTGAGCAGGCCGTACGCTTCGCCGGCGCGGGGGACGCCCTCCTGCATCGCGCGATAGGTTTCCTGGAGCTTGGCGCGCAGCTCGTCCTCGGCGCGGGAGAGTCGAGCGTATTGCTCCAGCTTCTCGGCCGACCCTTTCTTCATGACCACGTCGGCGTTTTGGATGATGACGGCGCCGACGGCCGCCTCTTTGGCGGAGTTGATGCGGGCCTGGCGGAGCTGATCCTCGGCGACGACTTCCGCAGAAATGACGGACAGTCGGGAATTGCCGGCGTCGGCGGCGACGGGAACGGAGGCGGCGGCCATCTCCTTTTTCGCGGCGATCGTCGCGGAGGCGGCCTGCTGGGTGGCGACCTGCACCTCGCCGAGCAGCCGTTTGTAATTGTCTTCGCGCTGATAAACGTCCGCCGATCCCTGAGCCTGGGCGGTCGTCAGCTCTTTGTGAGCGGCTTTCAGCGCGTTGATGCGGGCGACCAGGTCGGCGTTGGCCGCGGACAGTTTTTGCAGGCTGCCGAGAGCGCCCTCATTGCCGCCGACGTAGGCGGCGGCGAGCTGGTTGACGCCGGCCTGGGTGGCCTTTCGCGCAGCGTCGGCGGCGGCGTACGCGGCGATGAGCTGCGACGGATCGCCGCTGAGCACAAAGATGTCTTGCGCGTCGGGCACCTATATTCCCTCATTCAACCAACAAACGTCCGGCCAGAGCGGCACGTAGTTCGGATCCTTGCCTAAGCGCCAGGCGAGGCTGCGGAGGCAGCGGGCGGTGTAGCCTCGTCCGTCATTTTTTTTTGAACGACCATCTGCATCCGTCTTTCCGGCTCGCCGAGCGAGGCCGTCAGAATCTCCACGAAGATGTCGGTCGTAATCAAGCCGAGGAATCCGGCCTCATACCAGCCGAGGCGATAATTGATCGCGAGGAGGTTGGTCGCGTAATTGAACGCGTCCATCCAGGTGAATTCCTCCTCGGCTCGTCCGACGATGTCGAACCATTTCTCCGACTCGGCGGCGATCGCCTGGTACTGGCGAACGACCCGCATCGTCAATTTCTTGCCGGGCGCCGGCAGAAACGACTGCGGGAGGCTGCGATTGACGGGCCCGCAGACGGGGATGATCCAGTCGTTGCCGTCGCCCAGGCGGACGGAGTGGCCGGAGACGAGCCTCGAGCGCTGGAGGTCGACCGGCCGCGGCGGGGCGGTTGTCTCCCAGCCGATCCAATAGCGCGGCGGCAGGACGATCGGTTCGCCCGGCGTGCCGTCGGCGTTCGTGGTTTCTTTCGAATCCTCGACGGGGTGCCATGTCTGGCGATCGGGCCAGAATCCGCAGGTCGCGTCGACGCCGCCGCTGTTGACGGCGGGCATGGGCGCGATCATCTGACCGGCCGTGCCGTCGGGGCCGCGGTTGTTCTGGGCGGCGTTGACGCTCGTATCGGCGAGCAGCTCGCGGAGCGACGGCTCGGGAATTTGAGCGACCGTCGAGACAGGCTCCGGCCGCGGGAAGAAGTAGAGAAACCCGGCCATTATGCTTCCTTCGGTTCATTGCCGAATTGTCGCTCGCCGATCTGAAGAAAGCCGACGGCCTCAAACACCTGGAACCCGACGATCGCGGCTTCGACGGAGAAGGGCCGCAGCGTGAAGTACTCGACCATCCCGTCGGGGAGCGGCCGCTTGCACTTTTTGGCCGCCTCCTTGATCGCCGCGATACGCGCGGCGTCGGCCGCTTTTTCCTCGGCCTTGGTCAGCGGGCGTTCCTCGACGACGACGGTATCGGCGTCGATGGGGTTTTCGGGGTCGATCTTGTCGCTCATGAAAGGCTCCTCGTGATCCGCAAAAGGGTTTGACGCGCGGCGGCGATCAGCTAATCGCGACCGCCGTATCCTTGACCAGGATTGCGTTGGTGTTGTCGTAATTGGGGTGGAACGTGAGCTTGCTGGTGTGGCTCGATTTGTTCGCCCCGCCGGTCGAGCCGGGCACGATGATGCCGTCGTCGACCGTGATCGAGATATGCTCGGCCGTCGCGGCGGCGACGGGGCCGGAGCCGCTCAACACCTTTTGCAGGTAGAAGACGGAGTCCGTCGAACTCTGCACAGTGCCGGCGAGCAGGTAGTCGGCGATCGCGGAGCCGTTCTTAACTTCCAGGTCGAACGACGGCATTACTTCCGCGATGTGCACGCGCGTGGGGTAGACGCCGCCGGCGTCAAAGATCAGCTCTTCCTTGATGCCGAAATTGAGCGTCCATTTCTGCAGGCCGTCGTACGCGGTGCCGTTAAACTTCGCGGGCCCCAGCGTGAAGGTGGGATCGACGACCCCCAGCGTCGGCATGGCGACGCCGGTGGCGACGATGACGGCGACGTTGGTCCCGTCGTAAATGGCGACGACGTCCAAGGCGAGTACAGCCGGCTTGCCCTGCTCGACCGTCAATGTGCGCGGGATAATCATCCCGGTCGTCACGCGATAGCGGAGCTGGTTGGAGCCGCTGGTACGGACGCTGCCGGCGGTCGACTTGAGGGCGTACAGATCGACGGTGGTGTACGTCGTCGACTGGGGAATAGCGAAACCATCCATCCAGATCCCGGCGTCGAACGCCACCTTGAGATCGTGGACGCTCAGCGGCATGACCGGCTGAATCTGATAGATGGCGGTGTGCGTCGGATAGACGCCGCCGGCGGAGTGCAGTTGCACGACCGATTGCTTCGGATCGATCGACTGCTGCTCGATCCCGTATAGGCTGAAAGCGCCCGAACCACTGGCGACGAGCGGGCCGCCGAAATAGATTTTGGTCGTCGACATGACAGCTCCTTAAGCCGCGAGGACTTCCCGGGTTGTCGGGGTCGCCCGCATACGGCGGCGAAGATCGGTAACAAACAAATTGAGCAGGACGTCCCGCTCGGAGTCGATTAATCGCGTGATCCACCCGGCGTCGCGCGGCCGCAGCGGGTGGGGATAGCCCACTCGGACCTCGACGCGCTGCACGTTGCTGGTCGAGACCGCCCGCGGCTTGAGCTCGCCGGCGTCGGCCCGGTCGAGGACGTAGTCGCGCAGGGCGCCGGTGTAAACGAACGGTTGGGGCGACCGGCGGTAGTTCGGGTTCGGCACATAGTTGCCGGTCCCGCGACGGTTCCACTCCTGAACGAACGGCGCGTAAATTTTGTGTTGCAAATACTTCTGGTTGCGGGGCGGATAACCATAGCGCTCCGACGCGCCCGAGCGGAAGTGCATCGGCAAAAAGTGTTTGACCCAATAATTGGCCGCATGCTCGAGCGCCAGGCGAACGAGGCGGTTGAAGGGCGCGACGCGGCCGCCGCGGATCATCCATTCGCGGTTTTCGGTGGCAACGGTCGCGCGTACGAGCATCAGCTCAGCCCTACCTGCATTGCGAAAAGACAGTCGTAATAGTCGTCGCGAGAATCCTTAAACGCGTTGCGTTGCGGACGGCGGAGCATCCGCAGGCCCTTGGGCTGCACGATCAGATATTGCCCGTCCTCGGTCAGGTTGCGGATGTCGTGGATGACGCCGCCGACCCAGTTCCGGAAGCTGACGCCGGCGTCGCGCCAGTTCTCGGCGGCGGGATCGATGTCCGCCTCAAAGTGAATGTTCAGGTCGCCGAGGATCAGGCCGCCGCGATTGAAGAGCATGCCGTCGGCTTCGGAGATGATCGCGCACGGCCGCTCAAAGCTTTCCGCTTCGATCGAGTAGAAATAAACGGTCCCGCCGGCGCCGGTGAACGTCGAGCTCGCCATCAACAAAGACTCGAGCGCGACGATATTGACGCTCATCGGACTGGTAGCGGCGATCGTCATCAGGCTCTCCTCAGTGCGCGACGAATCGCTTGCCGTCGGGCGACGTCCAATTGCCGTGATCGATCATCGAGCCGCAAGCCTCGATCGCTCGCGCGACCGAGAGGCCGCGGATACGCAGGTACGCGCCCAGAGCGGCGGGAAGCGGCGGCCGGCCGGCGCCGCGAAGCTTGGCGTCGCACTGCTCGACCAGTTGGCCGATTTCCGCGCAACGGCTCGCGTCTTCCTCCGGCGGCAAGGGCCGACGGAAATGGAAGCCGTTGGGCGCCGTCCATTCGGCCGCGGGCGACGTGACGGCGGCGAGCGCCTCGCGGGCGAGCTGGACGTCGTCGCTCACGACGAGGTAATGGCCGAGCTCGACCATCCGGCAGCCGCTGGCGTCGACGAGGGCGACGATTTCATCGCGGTGGTTCATCGCATGGCTCTCCGTTGCGGGCCGACGGCCTTTTCGACGTCGTCGATATGGATCAGCTTCAGATGGCGGACGGAACGATCTGAGCGGACCTGCATGTCGAGCTTGTAGGCCAGCGAGTCGATCGTGAACTTATCGTCGTCGGACAAGGTCGCGACGCCGGTCGTCGCTCCGCGGCCGACGAGCGCGAGCAGCTCGCGGATCCGTTCCGTGCCGCCGTTCGGCGCGGGGACGGTTTGCTCCTGGCCGCGTTGCAGGTACGCGTTGATGGTGAGCGGCGTTCCAGGCGACGCGCTGAAGCCGTTGGGCGTGTAGACGATCTCCTCGGCCCGCTCGTCGGTCGAGCAGAGGATATTGTCGCGGTCGTTTTCACGCATCGCCTGAAAGTTGCTCATTCGACGTCTTCCGGCGAGTCGATCGCGTCGTCAATCGGCGGCAACGCGGTCGGATCGTACGCCGGCTGCTGCGGGGCGGCGGCTGCCGGCGATTTGACGGCCGTCGCAGCGGCGGCTGCCGCTTTCCGCTGCTGCTTGATTTCCGATCGCGACGGCTTCTTTGCGGTCGGATCGCCCGCGGGCTTGACGACCGTCGTCGGCGTCGACGGCGGTCCGCCTGGCGTGATCTCGACGGCGTCGGCGATCACGGGGGCCGGCGAGCGGAGGATGCGGCGGTCATCGGGAGCGAGGACGATCATCGATTTGCCGATGTCGCCGGCGATCGCGAGGGCCTGGGGGCTGTCCTCCTCGAATTCGTGCACCTGGCCCGGCGCCATTTCGATCGTCTCGACGATTTCATCGTCGTCGTCGCGGATGCAGCGACGGAAGACGCCCGGCCAGTTCTGTTTCACCATGACGTACAACATTTGTCGAGCCTCGTGAGTTGCGTGCTGGAATCGTGCGTGAGTATGGCCGGGGCGGATAAATCAGCATCCGCCCCGGCCCGCCCTTTGGTGTTTCGAGTTGCTTAATTGAACTCGGTCTGGACCGCCGTCCACCAGGCGCAATAGCCGACGTTGTAACGGGCGTCGGTCATGAACTTGATGTCTTTCGTCTCGCGGTCGTCGACGCCCTTGGTCGCCCAGCCGAGCGGGCGGCGGGCCTGGAAGATAAAGGGCCGCAGCGCGCCCTGGAGGTTGAAGAGCCACCATTTGACGTTGCTGGTGCAGTACGCCGACTCGACGATGGTCGGCATGTCCAGCACGACGTTGGTCGAGTTGGAAATGATCTGGCTGGTGAACGCCGCCGTCGCCGCCAGGCGGAGTTTGGGCGGCACGACGACCAGGAACTGGTTCATCCGGCCGATCACGGGCCGATTGAGCAGCTTGCCCTGGTCGTTTTTGTAGCCGACCATCTTTTCGCGGGCGGCATGGTAGGCGGCGAGGAACTCGGTCGCCGTCACGGCGGTGTGATCGCTGGCGTTGTAGGTCAGCAGATTGCTCTGCGTCCCCGAATCGCCCCACGCGTGATCGGTGTCGAAAAAGTACTGCGAATCAAAGCAGGCCTGGGATTCGCCGGCGAGCAGGGCCGTGAAAAACAACTCGTCGGGATGGTAGGCCGCTTCGTTGGCAAGGTTCTCCATCAGCGTGGGGTAAAGCCCCATGCGATCGTCGGCAATGTCGTTCTTCTTGATGAGAAGCGACGATTCCCATTCCTTGTTCGCGAGCAGGTAAGTGCCGGCGCGCAGCTCTTTGAAGAGACGATCGCCGATCCACTCGCGAACGCCGGGCATGTCGCCCAGCATCGCGTAATTTTCGTCCGCCCCATCGGACGGCATGATATTGCAGACCGTGGGGTAGAACGGGGTCGCCGACTGGACGGTCTTGACGAACTTGCTCGTCAAGGTTCGCAGCGTGACGACCGCCTTGGCCGTATCGAGAGACATGAGTCAATCCTCTTGCAAAATGGTTTTGGGTGGTCCGTCGCGCGCTGGGTGAATCGGGATTACGTGTTGACGGTGAACGTCGCGGCCCAGTTGGTGCCGTCGGTATTCACCAGGATCGCCTGGGTCTTACCCTCGATCGTGATGGACGCGTTGGCCGAGCCGCCGTTGATCGTGCCGCCGGTCGCAGGGAAGATCGGCAGGCCGACGGTGGCGACCGAGTGATAGACGATGACGACGTCTCCGGCGATTCCGGTCGGCAGAACGACCGCCTTGGTGCCGTCGCCGGCGGTGACGTTGTTGTTGCTGTTGTTGGTCAACGCGGCCGCCGATCCCTGGGCCGAGCCGGTCGCCGCGACGCTGACGGTCGGGATCGAGGCCAGGAAGCCCTGGAGGCGGAACGGTTGTTCCGGATTGATTTCCACGCGAACTCTGGTCGAGCTGACGTACTCGACGATGGTGCCGACGCGGACGGTCGACGCCGTCGGCGTGAGCGTCAGCGTATAGTTGTCGCTGGCGTAAACGTCCTTTGCGACGGACGTCTGGGCGAAACCCGAGCCGGTCAGCTCGAACACGCCCTCCTTCCAGACCTCGACGGTCAGGTCGCCGGCGGAACCCGAGGAGTTGTCTTTCTCCTCGATCGCGATGCCCGCGAAGCGGTTGGCGCCGGAGGCGGTGTCGTCGTCGGCGTAGCCGCCGGCGGCAAAGACCAGGGTGCCCTGGTAGATTCGAGTCGACGCGGCGACGGGCATGCCGACTTTGCATCCCTCCGCCCGCGCGATGAGTTGATTGGCGGTGACGGCCATGACGGTTGTCCTGATTCAAAAAGTGAAACAGTAGATTCGGAAAATGAAGCCGTTGTTTAAAACGGGGGCCGGACGCTTCGGGTCGTCCGACCCCCGCCGCGCACGATGATTTATTTGGCGGTTTTGGCCGCCTCGCCGACGATCAACGGCTTTTTGCCGTCTTCGATCAGTCGCGTCGCGATGTAGTCTTCCTTGGTGACGCCGGACTTGGCGAAAGACGCCGCGTTGGCGTCGTATTCTGCCGAGTAAACGGCGTTGGGGTCCGCGGGCGGCGCCGGTTTGGCCGGATCGCTCGCGGCCGAGCCGCCGAGTACTTTGTTGGTCACGACGAGCTGGTCGAAGAGCAGCGCGCGGGCCTGGTCGACCGTGGCGCCGGATTCGATGAGCTGGTCGGCGAACTTGCTCAGATTGGCGGTCTGGCAGAGCGCCGTCACTTCCTTGATTCGCTTCCGTTCGCCGAGGATCAACTCCTGGGTCGACGGATTAGGCGGAGCGGTGAACGCCGCCGCGGGGGCGGCCGCGGGCGCAGCCGGCGGAGCGGGGGGAGGATTATTGGCCGGAGGAGTCGCCGCCGGCGGGGTTTGGTTCTGGTCAGTCACAGGGGTGCCCTTTCCGGCAAAGTAACGGTCAAGGAAGGCGTCGACGCGGCCGCGAATGTCGACCGGTTCGAGGTCGCCAAAGAGTTTGTCGAGGATGAACGTCGCTTCGCGGGCGGCGAAGTCGGGCGCCCCGTCGTCGGAGAACAGCCCCTTGTTGGCGGCGGGCTCGTCGACGATGTCGGAGGCCATCAGCTTCTGAATCCGCAGGACGGGCGGAAGTTTCGCGCCGTCGGGGCCGCGTTTCTCGTCGCCGTTGGCGTCGAGCTGAGCCTCCTGGGTGCCGCGCACGACCATCGACGCGCCGAACGCTTCTGGGTCGCTCTCGGCGAGGTCGAGGACGTACGAGCCGAGAGCGCCGTCGGGAGACTTGTCGGCGATCGCCGAAAGGTGCAAGTCGGCGCGGACCTGGTCGCCGTCGCGGCGGAAATTCTTGGAGCGGCCGAGCATTTTGCCCATGCCGTCGCTGCTCATGCCGGGATGGGTGAACCGCGATTTGACGCCCTTGTCGCCGGCGGCCTGGCCGAGCTGCTCGATCTGGCTCATCGTCGTTTCGTCAAAAAACAGCTTGTGGCTGGGCACAAACCCTTTTGTGGCGACGGAGTAGCCGTAGATGATCCCGGCTTTGCGGTCGACGCGCGGACCGTCGCCGGCGGCGATGCCGCGGACGGGGTCGGTGCGAAACCAGGCGAGATCGCTCATGCTTTGGCTCCCTGCTTGCTCGGCTCGTTCGGCGCTGGGTCGAGCGGGTGATGATCCGCGGGGTCGGGGGCGGCTTTGGGTTTGTCGGCGGCGTTGGGGCCCGCGTTGCCGCCGGCCATGACGGAGACCATCGCCTGGGCGACCTGCAAGGCCCAGAGCGGAATGATCCCCCGCCGCTGATTGTCTTTGACTTCCTGCTCGCGGGCGATGGCCACGTCCTCGCGTTCCTTACCGACGGCGGCAAGCTCGTCGGTTTCAGTCGAAAGGTTGTTGGCGATCGCCTGCACGGCCGAGGAAATGTCTTTGCTCGGATCGATCCAGGGCCAGCCGGGCGTGATCCACGCGCACTCGGTGAAGACGTCGCGGTTGGCGATGAAATCGCTCGCGGCGATGTCGACCTCGCCGGCGAGAATGGCCTCTTCGATGATCCGCTCCCACATTCGCTGCAGGACCAGGTCAATCAAAAACTGCTGGCGGCAACGGAAGCCGATGCGGCCTTCGATGATGCTCATGCGGCTGGCGCTGTAATTGGTGAGCGAGTAGTTTTTCGCCAACATTTCGAACGGATAGTTCAGCCCCGCGGAGATCGCGCGGAGGTTGTGCTCCATGAACGGCGCGAACGTGCCGCCGGGCCGGCTCGGGTTGCTGAAAACGATGTCTTCGCCCGTGCCGAGGTACTCGATCGATCCCGGCTCGACGTCTTCAAGGCGTTTGCCGTTGCGGATTCCGCTCGATCGATTCTCGGCGGTGTCGACCGGGTTGCCTTCCGTTTTGATGAAAGCCGCCCAGCAGGCCTGCGTCTCGGCGGCGATCAGCTCGGCCTCGGCGAGGTCTTTGCAATCCTTGATTTTCGCCAAACAGGCGAAGAGCCAGGGCACGCCGCGGGACTGATCGGGGAAGAACTTTTCGAACAGATGGCAGACCCGGGAGGCCTCGATCCGCTCAAATTTGAGCTCGTTATTCCACTGGTCGTCGGGTACTTCCGTGCGGAACCAGTACGCGACAATTTTTTTACCGGCGCGTTCGACGCCGAGACGGACGTCGCGGCCCTCGGTGTAGCGAGCGGGCGGCGTCTCGCAGCGGGCGGCGTCGATCACTTCCACGCAGAGCGGAATGCGACGCTCGGGATCGTCGTCGGCACTGAGCAGGACGAAACATTCGCCGTCCATGTCCCACTGGCGCTGGATCAGCCGCTGCACCTGCCAGTCGGATTGGCCCTCGTAACCGATGCGGCCGCGAATTCGTTTGTACAGCCGTTTGAGCTGGTTGTTGATCGTCTCGGCCTGCTGGGCGGTGACGACGCCCTCTTCCGGTTTGACGCGAGGCTCGGGGCGGATGCCGCGGCCGACGACGTTGTCGACGCGGCCGCTGACGGCGCCGGAAAAGTAGCAGTCGTTGCGGAACAGGTCGCGACTGCGGACGCGCAGCTCGGCCAGGTCGGAAAATAGAGCCGTGTCGGGGGAGAGGTTGGACGCGAGCCAGTTTTCGCCGCGGGCGCGGTCTTTGTCCGCGCCCTCGTACGTGGCGCCGAACCGCTTGAGGTTGTCGCTCTGCCGCTCGGCGATCCGCTCCTGGATGGCGGCCTCAATGCGCTCGGCGTTGCGAAACTTCTTGCGGGTCGCGATCCGCTGGGAACCCCAGCCGGGAAAGACGCTGAGAATCGCTCGATCGACGCGATCGCCGAACGTGGCGGCCGGCGGTGGGGCTTTGGTGCGCTCTCTCATCGCGTGTAGTTCCTCCGCACCAGGTTGCGGACGGGGCCGACGCGGTTGGCGGCGTTGACGCGGGCTTCGAGCTTGGCGATTGCGGCGAGCACCTGGTCGAGGTCGGCGCGGGTGTATTTCTCGCCGAGGATCTCGTACTCCTGGGCCTGGGAGATTTTGGCCGCGCACTCGCGATAGAGCGCCAGCAGCTCCGCATCCGAATAATCAAAGCTCGCGACCAGTTTGGTTGCCATGCGGGAATGATGCGTCGCGGCCACGATCGCCGCCACGGGCGGCGTACCAGATTGGTATCCGGAAATTCTGTTCGTCTAGTTTTCGTTCGTCCGCCCGAGCACTTCCGCGGGGCGGAAAATGACCTTCCACGTCGCCTTGCAACGGGCGTCTTTGCACTTGTAATAGCGGATGCGGCCCTCCGTCTTGTAAGCGGTGCCGACGTCGTCGCAGCGATGGCACCAGCGTTCATGGGGCACGTCGCTGCGGGGATCCGACTCAAAGTTTTCGCGTGCAATCATCGGCGCCGGCGAACGAATCGTTCGCCCTCCCTGCGTTGCGGTTTCCGAACAAAGCGTTCGCCTGCGTCTCTGCCGGCGTCGGGCGGGGCTGGATTTCCCGGCGTCATGTCGATCGGGTTGACAGCGGTGCGGACGCGCAGCACTTGGGCGGCCGCCATCTGCATTACCTCGCAGTCCCAGAGATGGTTGTCGGGCTTGCCGGCGGGCAATTCCCAGCGAAATACAACTCGGCCGCGGGAATCCTTGCGGCGGACGTAACGTTCGGCAGCCAACTGGCGGGCATAGTCCTCGCCGGTGTCACGAAACAGGTGCCACGCGCCCGGCTTGCCAAGATCGACCGTCATGCGGCCGGTCAAAGTCGTTTTGTAGTGCTCGACGTTCATCACGACGAGTGTTTGGCCGCTCTTGAGCTGAGTGTAACGGTAAGGCTGGCCGGAATCCTCGCCTTTCGTCGGGATTGCACGATTGTCACGGCACCATCGATAAACGTCGGTCGTAAAACTGCCCGAATCAACAAAAGTATTCGTAATCCGCAGTTCGGCGCCGCCGGGGCCGTCGAAAATTGACGCCATGACGCCCGTCAGTGCGTCTAAATCGGTCTCATTCGCTCTCATGACGTGGCCGTAATCGAGCAGATAGGACGTTTCGTAACGGCACCACGCACGCACGACGTACCAAATCTCATGCTTTTGCACGTCTGCGGTCAGAATCACACGGATCGGCAGCACGGGGCAGAAGCCGCGGTCGTACTGTTCGCGATGCTTGAGGATTTCGCTGGTCGTCTTCTCCTCGGCGACCTGTTTCCATGGCTCGGCGAAATATTTATTGACGACGTTGTGCAAAGCGTCCGGAAAAGGCTCGGCTTTCACGAACGCCGCTGCAAAATCGCCGAATGTCACCTTCGGCGAATACAGGGCGTTAAGGTGATAGCTGAGGTGGCCGGGTTCGGCGTCGGGATTAGTCGGCCGCCACTCGCCGCGCTCGAGCATCCACTGCTTATCGCCGTCTTCGATACGCCCGCCGCACTTTTCACACTCGTAGTAAGCAGTTTTCGCGACGAGTCGAGGGTTCCAACTGCCGTCGGGTTTTCGACAAAGGTCATGATCCCACCGTACGCCCTTGCGAAAGTCGAGCCGCTGAGGCCATTGGCAATTCTTGTGAGGGCATGGAACGAAATAATAGCGCTGGTCGCCCGCGAGGAACGACTGCCAGATTTCACCCTCGACAGTCGTCGGCGTCGACGTCTTGATGATTTTTCGCGTGAAACGGTACTGCGTGGTGCGCGCGTCGGCCAGTTCGACGGCAGATGCCTCTTTTTCCGTTTCGGCGGCGTATTTGTCGGTCTCGTCGAGAAACAAATAGCGGATCGGCCGGGAGGCGAGGTTCGCCGGGGAGTTTGATCCTTCCAGGTTCACAGTCATGTTGTCAAAGTGCATCTCCAGGAGCGTGTAATCGCTCTTGGCGTGCGGCTTGTGACGAGCGAGGACGGGACAATCGTCGATGACCGGTTGCAAACGCGTTTTACTGTAGGATTTAGCGTTTTTCTCGTTCGGCATCACAATGAGCGCCGGGCCGGGGTCGTGATCGATCGTGTAGCCGAGCATGGTCTGCATCATCAGCGTTTTGCCGGCCTGCGGCGTCCAGCAAAACGTCATTCGCTGAACAGCGCGATTGCAGAATTTTTGCAGCGGCTCGCGCACGTACGGCGTTTTTTTGGTGCGAAACGGCCCCGGGTCAGGAGTTACTCGCGCGGATAAACGGAGGTGTTTTTCAGCCCATTCGACAGTGTCGACGCGCGGCGGCGGCCGCCACGCCTGTTTGATCGCGGCGCGGAGGACTTGTAACGGGGAGAGGGTTATTTTTGTCGTCTTAATCGTCGCTGAATCCCTGCGACAAGATTTCCAGCACGTACTCGATCTCGGTTCGCAACTCCTGCTCGACCTCCTGGGCGGTTTTCATCTGGTGGAGTTTCGGAGCGAGAAAAGGCAGCGCCAGCAAATGTTGCTTGGCTCGCGTCACGTTTTCCACTTGGACGGCGACTGCGGCGTCGAGATCGATGACGGTCGACTCTTCGCGCCGCATGGCGATTTCTTCGCGCTTCGCTTTCGCGATCGATCGCCGGGCCTTGGCGATCTTGCCGGCTTTCAGCAGCCGACGTTCGTCGTCGGTCAACGCCGAGGCCGGCCGCTTCGAGTCCCAGGCCTTCCGCCAGGCGGCGATCTTGCCGAGGTCGTTGTTCTTGCCCTTGACGATCGGGGCGCCCTGGCCGGCCCAGTATGCGACCGTCGCGGGCGCAACGCCGAAGTGTTTGGCGATCTCAGCAAACGTCCGTGCGGTGGCTGCCATGCGTCGCCTAAATGACGCCGAAGGCCCTCGCGTCGTCCGGTCGGGACGCCCCGACATATTCAAACGATGCGGTCAGCCGATTGACGGCCGCGGCCTTGTATTCCAGCTTGGTGAGCGCGGTTTCCGTCTGCAGGGCGCGCACGTTCTGCGGCTTGCCCAGCGACGGCGGGCGGATCATTCGCCAGTGCGGCGATCTCGCTCGATGGTGGATCATGGCCGGGTTGCCGGTCGTCGAGAAATACGGCCGTTTCGTTGCTCGAAACACGCCGCCGATGAATTCGCTCATCGCGTTGCCGAGGCCCACGCCCTGGAAGTCGGGCAAGCAAACGACGCGATGCTCGCGCCAGCCAGGACGCTTGGCGTGAGGAAAAGCCGTCACGGCCGCGAACGTCGCCGGCGAGCCGTCGACCAGGCCGAGGTAGGCGCGGCAGGCGACCGCCGACAGATCGCGGCTCAAATAGTGATGCTTCGCGAACAGCGGCCAGACGGAGTGCTTTGCCGGCCGGATTTCCAGCTCGATCGGTGGACGTCGCCGAAGTTCCCTCCGGGTGAATTCACCCGTTGCCGGTTCGTACGTCCAATCCGGCTGGAGCCAGTCGATCACATCGTAATGGCAGCCGACGGCGATCAGCTTGTTGCCGCGGCGCCGGACCGCCTTGGCGATCGCCGCTGATCCGATCTGGGCGACCTGTCGGTCGACGACCGAAGTGAACTCGTCGAGGACGACGAGCTCGGGATGTTCGGCCAGGGCCCGGGCGACCGTTGCGCGGAACTGCTCGCCGTTGGAGAGTACTCGAAACGGCCGGAGCCAGTTCGGCGGACTGCTGAAGCCCACCGAGCCGAGCAGGCCGGTGATTTCCTTGACCGGCATCTTCCGCGGGAAGCCGTCGAGGATCGAGCCGTCGGCCGGCCAGTCGAACGCGTCGACGAGCTGCTCGCCGAACAACTCGCGGGCGATGGTCGATTTTCCGCAGCCGCTCGGCCCGACGATCAGCCCGATGTTCCAGTCGATCGACTCGATCGGCAGATCGACGGACCATTCGACGCGGCTTTCGCCGAGGGGAGGAACCTCGAACAGGCCCTCCAATTGCATGACGCGGGCCGATCGCCGGATCGGCGTCGACCTCACGATATTAACGCGCGGCATTCATACCCTCGCTTACTGAGTTTTTCGAGCAGCTCGGTCTGGTCGTCTTCATCGCGGCAGGTGACGATGATCTGGTATTTCTCGCCGACCTGGCCCGACTGATCGGGCGCCGCCTCCGGCTCGGCGTCCTCGTCGAGAGCCTCGAGCGCGGCGGCCTGGGCGTCTTCGATAGCCTGCAGCTCCTCAGCGGTGAATCCCAGATCCTCGACCGCGTGCCCCGCCGCCGTCGCCTCGTCGATGATCGCGTCGAGGTTGCCGTAGTCCCAGCCCGCCAGCTCGGCCGACCGGTTGAGAATGACCGAGAGCCGCCGGGCCGTCGCGTCGTCGCAGTCGATCTCGCGCACCTCGACCGACTCATGACCGAGCCGGATCAGCTCGCGGATTCGCCCGTTGCCGGCGATCACGCGTTTGGTCGACGCCTGGACGACGAGATTTTCGAGTTGGCCGAATTCTTCCAAGCTCGAGCCTATGGCGCGGAGGTTCCTCTCTCCGTGCGTACGAGGGTTGGCGTCGTCGAGGACGAGGGAGGCGATCGGGACCGTCTTGACCTTCGATCGTTTGACCTGTTTCACCGTGCGAACTCCAGAAAAGCAACAACAACAACAGCGCATTTTTCACACCCGCGCGCAAAAAAATGCCACGATGGGGGGACC